CTTGAGGTCGGACTTCATGTTCTTGGGCAGCAGCTCGGCTCGATAGGACCCATCCGGCAGCCATTCCAGCACCGGCACATCGACGTTATCGGATATACGCCAGACCAGCTCAGCCTCGGTCTGCCGCGCCTGGCACCACAACTCGTAGCTGAAGAACCCGCGGTCGGCCAGCACCACCATGTCCGGCTCAATATCGTCGAGCACGCGCGCAAACAACTCACGTTCGTAGACGCGCCAGGAGTCGATCGCCGCAGCCACGATCGCATGAGTGCCGCATTCACCCAAGCCCACGATCCGCACCTGCGGAAACGGGCTTTTCCCATCTTGATGCCCCGTCTTGCCGAAAGCCTCGAGGTTGTCCGCGGTGTCGGGCACATCCACGATGACGCCGTCGACGGCCATCACCCGCCACCCGTGAAACCACGCGCCCTTGGTGCCTGGCTGCGCCATCGGCGCCGCGACCCGCTCGAACAACACCCGCAACGGCTCCTCGCCGAGCCGTTGCCGCGCCTGGGAGATCGCGCTCGTGCTCGGCACCTGCCAGCCAGTCCGCCACGTGCCCAGAAACCGCAAGCCGTTGACCAGCTTGCGCATCACTTCCTCGTAGCCGTCACCGAAGAACAGGCACAACGCCAGCACGTAATAGACGACCACCCGCGCGGGCAGCAACCGTGAACGCTTCTCCCGACGCCCTGTCTCGACCAGCACCTCGTCCACCAGGTCACGATCGAACAGGCGGGTCAGCACACCGATGCTGATTCCATCGGTGAACGAGCGAGGCGACGGCACCGAACCACCGTAGTGCCAACCACTTCACGGCCTTACACAGCCACATCCAAGATCGCTAACTTAGCGGCATTGCGATCCAGAGATGCGGTAGGAAGTGACGGCGTAAACGGTGTTGGCTCCAGAAAACATTCCGACGTTGGTGGTCACCCAGATGGCGCCGGAGGGCGGCACAACGAAATTCAACGAAACCGTAGACGTGCCAGTCAGCGTGTCCGTGTAAGTCCCGCTTGAGGTTGTGCCAGCGGTGGTGTTCACCACCGACTGGACGGCACCGATGGGAGCTGCGGAATTCAGCTGCGCGGCGGTCACTCTCTGACCAGAAACGAACGTCATCGTGCCCTCCTACAGACCGAACCGGAACGGCTCGAAGACATGAACCTCGGCTCCCGCCGAATGTGGCTTGACGACCCCGTTGACCGATCGCGTCACCGTGAAAGTCTGGGGAGATGTCGAACCTGTGATCGCCGTAACGGTCATCCGCTCACCACCCACGATGATGTCGAACGGGAATTCCCCAGGATTCGCGGCTGTCGTAGCCCACAGATCGAACACATCCGAAGTCGCAACGTCGACACCCGTCTCGGTGGTGTCGAGGTCCTCGTCGAGTGTGGACGAACGGGAATCGAGGCGCCTGTCCCCGTCCAGCACAAGCACCTTGTACGGAGACGCGGGAGCACAGTTCAGCTTGAGCGTGTGAGTGAACCGCGTGAGCAGCCGCTCGTAGCCGATGACGATCTGGTCCGGGTTGTCATAGATCCCGGTCGCGTCCAGGTCCGACAGCGTGATCTGGTCCCCCACGTCCAAGCTCAGCAGCTTGGCGTACAGGGTCGGGTTGTTGACGCGGATCTCGTCGCGATGCAGTTCGACCACGACGGCCGGGTAGCGCTCTTCATCGACCGTGCCCAGGTGCGCGCGCCAGGCCGCCTGATCGAGGATCTGCTCCTCGCTCGACAGGCTGAGGGTCACGGAGTCGTCGACCGTGCCCGCGCCGCCCTGCTCCGGTGGCAGGGTCGACATCCTGCCCGAGGTGATCTCGTACGTGGAGCTGCCGCCTGACTCGCGCACGACGGTGACCTTGTTCCGCAGGTAGCGGTCGTCGCTGGTCGGCTTCCACGGTGGCGACAACTCACCCCCGGACAGGCTCAAGGTGGCCCAGCTGGAGAGCGAGTACATGGACGCGAGCGTGCGGATGACGAGTCCGCCGGAAGTCCGGTCCTCGTAGAGAATGCCGCCATCGGTGGCGGCGCACTCGCGCAGCAGCTCGACGGTGGTCTTCACCCCTTGTGGACCCATCATCGCGCTGTCGGTGGACGTTCCGATGAACGTCGCCGCGACCTCGTTCTCATCGCAGAGGCGAACAAACCGATCCAGCGTTCGCTCGCCCGTGTTGCCGAGCATCGGGTAGATCAGGGAGCCGGAGGCGGTGTTGCCGTGGTAGATCGCGATGTGGCCGATGGCCAAACCACGTGCGCCTCCGGTGAAGACGATCTGCCGCACAGCCTGCGCGCTGCCTGCTGCCGAGCTCGTCAACAGGAGGAGATCGTTCATGAAAAGCGACCAGGTGACGGTTCCGGAGCCCTGGACGACCAACTTGATCCAGGCCCCTTCACCCGAGGTGAGGGGGGCGTGCGTGGTCGTCACGGTGCTGTAAGGGCTCAGAACCGAGATGTCACCCGTGCTGTGGTCGATGGTGACCAGCCACAGCCCGTCCGCGTTGTCCGAGACGTAGAACGAATCCCCGGCGTCGTCGACTTCGATCGCCTGCCTGAAGTACTCGACCCGCCACCCGTTCGCGGCGGTGAACAGGGGCTGATTGAGCGTGTACGCCTCAACGCCCAGCACCTCGTCCTTCACGATGGGGCCGTTCAGCAGCCACGGCGCCAGCGTGCCCTCACCGAAGACGCTCGCCGAGCCGGTCCCCAGCGACAGGGACAGCAGGTTCGCGTTGCCCACGAGAGGCTTGGCGACCGTAGCGAGAGGGCCTTCCTCCAGCGGCCAGTAGTACGTGCACTCGGAGTCGTTGGGGATGGCCCTGCGCGGAGCGGAGATGGGGTTGCGCCCCTGGCTGAGCCTCCGCAGGACACCAGAGGCCTCGATCTCCACGGTCTTGTCGGTGCCCGAGACATCACGGGTCTGCGGCCACTCGGAGACCTCGCCGAAGTACATCGGTACCCGGATGTCGATGTCATCGAAGCTGACCACGACCGGGACGTTGGTGTTGCCAGCACCGGTGAGAGACCGGATGGCGAACCCGCCAGCAGACACTCTGAGCGTGTCCGTGTCAGCGAGTAGGGCCTCATCGATCAGGGTGAGGCTCCAGTCGTAGGGCTCGGCTGAGGCCGCGTTCCAGATCTTGACGCGGATCGTCTGGCCTTCGATCTGCGCCCGGAACTTCAGCACCAGCCCAGAGGTCCAGGTAAGTCCCGGAACCGCGATGGAGCCACCTGAAACGATGGATCCAACTGAGGGGACCCCGATGTCGACCCCAATGGACTCATCGGTGTTGAGGAGCATCCGGACGTAGTAGTAGTCCGAGAAGTACCCCTGCATCCGCATCAGGTAGTCGACGGCGATCGCGCCACCGGCGATGTTGCTGGAGGCGTTGGTGGTGATCGTGGTCGTGACGTCCAGATCGCGGTGCGAGAACCCGTCGAGGTAGCAGTTCTTGCCGGTGTTCGCGACGCTGATCGTGTGCGTGGCCTTGCCGCTCGACTTCGCGTAGTCGCTCGGCGCACCGTCGGCGGTGATCCAGGTGTAGGAAGTCCAGGCGCCCGCCGCGTCGGTGTCCATGGTGCCCCAGCCGTCGACCACGGTGGAGCTGCACGTGTCCTTGGCGATGCGCAGCGACACCTCCAGGGGCGTGTTGCGCCCCAGGTGGCCGTACCAGGTGCCCATCGGGTCGCGCTCGGTGTAGTCGCCCGAGGTGTTGTCGAGGGTGAAGGTGCACGTCTGAGGCGGAGAGTCACCGTCCTCGGATCTGCGGCCCCGGGTGATGTCCATCCCGCCAGCAGCGCGGACGTCGCTGGAGATGTCGCGCCAGTCCGACGCCAGGTACAGCTTGGTGACGATGTCGTTCACGAGCCGGGTCATCAGCCGAGCACCTCCGGGCTACCGCCGCGCTTACGCACGACACCCTTGAGCGGATCGACCAGGACCGCCGCGATCTGCTTGCCGTCGAGCTTCAGCACGACGGTGATGGGGCTGCCGCCACCCATGCCGCCCTCACCGAACATCTGCTTCTCCAGGCGCCGCGTGGTGCCCGCGTTGATGACCGTGGAGCCGTTGGGCAGACGCACGTTCTCGGGGCCCTGCTCGTTGATGATGGTGTCGCCACCGCGGGCTCCACCGGTGGCGGCGTGCGCCGTGGAGCTGATGCCACCGGTCGCCAAACGGCCGGCAGAGGCAAGGCCACCAGAACCGAGCACCGACGTGTAGATCTGGATAGTGCGGCCGTTGTTCATGCGAATGAAGCCGTCGATCATCCCCTGTGCCGTGCTGACGCCCAGGAGGTCGAGACGTGTCTGGATCTGCTGCGGGGTCAAGCCGTAGGCACGGTTGAGCGAGTTGATCTGCTGCTCGTTGAGGCCCGCCGCACGCCACACGGCGTTGAGGCTTTCGCGTTGCCGGTTGGCGTCGGCGACGAACTGCTCGCGGCTGCCTTGGCCGTTGGCCACCGCTGCTGCCATGTCGTCGAAGGCTTCCGTCACGTCCCGGACGCCCTTATACAACTCGGCACCGTTCTCGTTGGTGACGTCGAAGGCGCCCGACTGGTCGAGCAGCGCGGAACCGAACCCCTTGGCTCGGTCCTCGGCGGTCTCGAACATGTCCTTCATGCCACGCACCGCATCGGAGGCGTTGGCGAGCCCCTCGGTGTAGCTGGGGGTCTGCCCAGTCAGCTGGTCCATCGCCGTACGCAGACCATGCGCTCGGGTCTCCGCGTCCGCACTTTCGTCCGCGACCTCAGAGAGGGCCTCCGCCATCGAGCGCATGGCTGGGGTGACGCGGTTGCCGCTGGCGGTGACGCCGTCCTGCGACTCCTTGACCGCGTTGATCTTCTCGTCGACCATGCTCCAGGCGTCGATGGCCCTAGTCGCCCAGTCCGGGAGGAGGTTCTCCTTCGCGACTTCGTAGAGGTCGTTCAGGACCCCCATCGTTCCCAGCGCCACCTCGCCGAACTTCCCCATGAGGAAGATGGCGTCGCCGAGTGCCTTGGGGTTCTTCTCCACCGAGCGCGCCAGATCAGCGAAGCTGTCGGCGAGCCCTTCGACAACTCCCGGAAGTCGTCCATCCAAGTCGGACAGAACCGCCTTGAAGGCTCGTCCTATCGGCTGGATGGATGGACCGAATTTCGCAAGCGCGGTGACGAGGCTGTCACCAAATCGAGAAACCTCCGGAGCGACATCGCTGAACATCGCAGACAGTTCCGGCTTGATCTCCGCGAAACCGCGGCGAGCCGAGGAGGTGATGTCCTTCCAGGTCTTCTCGAAAGGCTGGGAAATGGTGGACATTTCCGCGCCAATGTCCTGCTTGAGCTTGGTGATCTCATTCTTGACCGCAGGGGTTTTCGACGCTGTGACAAGACCAAGGCCGGCAAGTCCCGCACCGAAGCCCGTGACGAGGGCGCCGGACATCGCGCCACCCAGAAGGAGACCCGCACCCGCTGCCGCTCCAGCGGTACCTGGGTTCGTCAGAAGCTTGGGGATCTCGTTCTTGACCGAGCCAAGGGCGCTGGAGACGCCGGAGGAGAGCGCCGACCCGATCTGCAACCCGCCGGACTTGGCCGAGGGACCCAGCGAGCCCAGCGACTTGCCCAGGCTCTTGGAGTCCCTGTCTGCGTCCTTGACGTCCTTGCCGAGCTCTTTGACTTCCTTCTTCGCCGTCCCGAAACCGCCTCGTGAGACGTACTTGTCGGAGACGACAATTTCGACGTCACTCATATACGCCTCCCTCGGCGACGATGGCCTCAAGCTCAAGAAGCTCGGTGGATTCCTCCAGCAATGCACTCGGCAAACAGCCGTATTCCCTGCATTTCTGGAGGATCCACTCTGCCTCTTCTAGCTCTCGGGGCTTTCGGACAACGTTTCCATCGGAATCGATACCCCCGCCAACGGTTCGCCAGCGGGCGAGGGCTGCGCCAAAGGGCGGCTCACGCTCGCGAGCGCGTCGATCCAGGCCCGGATGGTGATGAGCACGAGCTCCCGGTCCTGCGACCAGATGCCCTTCTCGTCAGCCGGGACCGGTTCGTCGTCCTCGACCAGGTTCCAGTCCACGAGCGCCTCGGCGAACTTCTTGATGACGTATTCGAACTGGGAGTCCGGGTTGTCCTTGAAGTCGTAGACGGCGCCGTCGTCGTCCTCGTGCGTGTCTGGAGCGTCCCCGTCGAGCAGGGCCGCGATGACGAGGTACGCGCGGAAGGGGATCGCCTTCGCGCGCACCTCCAGGCCCTCCAGCTCGGCGCCCTCGGGCCACACGAGCTTGTAGATCTTGCGTCTGGTGAAGGTGGTCTTGGCCATGTCTCTGCCTCACGCCCACGCGTTGATGGTGCCGCCGGTCAGCACGCCCGGAGAGGCCCACACGAGGGAGCCGTCCTGGGCACGCGTCCATTGGTAGTCGGTGAACAGGTACTCGTTGCCGACCGAAGGAGTCCCGGCGTCGATCGAGACGGTGCGAGCGACCGAGGTCGTCGTCACGGTCTTGAAGACGTCGTGCTGGCCGTTGCTCGCCGCGTCCACGGCACCCGCCAGGTTGACCGAGCTGTCCGCCAGGAGCAGGAGGCGGTCCATCGCGGTCGCGTCCTGGCCCGTGACGTCCTGGACACCGCGCGGGAACGCCAGGTCCCAGTTGGTGACTGCGGAACGGATGTCACGTGGAGTGCCGCCCGCGTCGTCCACCGACAGCGTGGTGAGGGCAATGCCCGTCTGCTTCGAAATTTGAACCACCTACCTTCGTTACGCCCCAACAGGAGCGGGTTGAGAATCAGCCCTGCGCCAACCGGGTCATCAGCTTGTCGCGGTGTTCTGACATGTCGTCGATCCAGTCGGCCAGGTTGTGGTGCACTCGCTGCTCGCCACGTGGATTGCCACGCCAGTCGCCGCCTCGGACGACGAACAGCGCGGGCTTGCCCACGGCGACCCTGTGGCGCCCCGCTTGACCGTCGAAACAGAGCTGACCGGCCTCGAAGACCCAGTACGTCTGTCCGGGACCCTCGTCCACGACGCGGAACCGCCTGCCCGACTGCTTGATGTCGCGCAACAGGAGCTCGCCGTTGGGGCGCTTGGCGATCGGCTCAATGTGGATGCGCCAGCCGAAGAGGTAGTTGAGGCATCCGGCCTCCTTGCAACCCGCCGCACGGAAGTGGGTGCTGAGAGGCTGCCGGATGCTGTAGGTCTTCATGGCCGACGCGGGCAGATTGGGCTGGATGTAGTTCATCCTGCGGCGGAAAGGGTTGCTCAGGCCCAGCGTGTGAGCAAGAAGGCTGTCCATCAGATGATCACCTCAACGACGTTCTTTGCGACGGTGCAGACGAAGGACAAGCTGGTGAATCCGCCGGTGGTCACGGTGACCACGCGCAAGTAGCGCTCCACAGCGAGATTCCGGGCCGTCTGGATGCGCTGCGCCTGGGGATCGGTGGTGATCTGCGCGAAGCTGCCACCGACCACGTCCGCCCAAGCGTCGGTGGCGCCGTTGTCGCTGGACTGCTGGAGCTTCACGGTCACATCGGTGCCGGTGAACTCGGTGACCTGGAGGAACGCCTGGAGGCCGAAGTTGGTCGCGGCCGCGAAGTCCACCCCCGTGCCGTTGGTGGCCGCGGTGTCGGTGCGCAGGCCGGCAGTCAGCAGTTCCTGCCACTCCAGCGGCGTGCTGCTGCTCTGTGCCTGGGTGGTGAACAGGAAGCTGCCGTCCTGGGGCCGAGTGGCGTCGTAGTTGGCCTGCTTCGCCTGAAGGCATGCGGCCGGGTCGCCCAGCGTGCTTCCGGCGAGCGCGGTCAGGATCTGGTTGGACTGGCTCATCGCGGACAGCCGGTCGTGGGCGGTGTCCGGGTCGCCGTCCAGGAAGGACTTCAGGCCCATGCGCCCGTTCCGGATGCCGAGCCTGCGGTCCATCGCGTTCTGGTTGATGGCCGTGTAGTCGAGTGGCGCTGCGCCTCCACCGATCTCGTCGATGGCGTTGATGCCACCGGAGATCTCGTACCCGTCGGCGAAGAACCGGAACCCGAGGCCTGTTCGCTCAGTCATGTGATCACGTTCCCTGGTTCCAGATGTCGTTGAAGATCAACGGGATCGTCACGTCCATGATCCGGAACATGGTCGTATCGATGGTGAGGTAGCCGCCCTTCGCGGACAGCGTGGTTCCAGTCGCCCCAAGCAGATCCACGTACTTCACGTTGTTCTGGAGGTCGATGTCGCCTGACAAAACCTCGATGATCTTGCAGGCCGCGTGACCGATGGTCTGGTCGATCAGGCCTTCGGGTTTGGTCAGCATCGGCAGGAAGATCCGGGCCTTGAACACCACGCGGCCGGTGGTGACGTTCTGGCCGGACTCCTGCGGCACCGGGCCGATGTCGTCGAGGTACACCGCGCACACCAAGCCCTTGCCGGGCGCGTTCTTCGGCTCGTGCAGGTTCACCTGCTTGAACAGACCAGTCGCCAGGATCATCGACTCGATCCGCTTGAGCGCGGGTGTGAAGTCCAGGCTCACTTCAGCCTCCCCAGCAAGCGCGGCTTGAGTCGCTGCGCCAACGCCGGGATCCGGCGCACGAGCTGCTGAGTGGAGCGCCGCCAATGCGCATAGCCCTTGAACCGGCTCTTCCGGTTGCGGGAGCCAACACCGGCGAGCCACGGGCCATAGACCATGCCGCCGTCGTTGACCTCGTGGAGGGAGCCGTAGCCAACCGCGTGGATCGACCGTGAATAGCGACCGGTGGGGTGCTGCACAACCGTCGCGAACTCGGCGCGAACCACGCTGACGCCGTCATCGGCCAGGGTTTCGCCGAGCTCGTCAGCGAACTCACGCATGGCCCGAGGACCGCGCTCGTCGAAGACCGGACCCCGTGCGTTCAACTCGATGCTCATGACAGCACCCGCCCGTACAGCACCTCGGCACGCTCGCGGAGCTCCTTGAGACCCCGTCCGCTCGCCTCGCGCTCACCCTCACCGGAGCCGATCCGCCGGGAGTAGCCGCTTTCCTTCTGGAGCAAGGTGTTGATGGCCTCGGCCGCGCACAGCTCCTCCAGAAGCTCCGGCACGATCCACACGGTGATGGTGGAGTCATCGGCGTGGTCGGTGGCCGTGGTGCCGAACGCGCCTCGCTTCACCCGCAGGGATCGGGGCGCGTAGACGTCGGCGCCATTGGTGTGTGCCGCCAGCGTGGATCCGTCCCAGGCTCGCTGGACGATCAGGTTGTTGCCCGCGATCTCGTAGATCAGCATGCGCTCCGCGCCGATCATGATGATTTCGCCCTCGGTGAAGGCGGCGCCGCTGCCGACCGGGACGGTGTCGACTCTCACGTCATCGTCCAGGTCGGAGGCGAGGTTCTGTGTGGTGTCGACCATGCGCTTGTCCACCACGGCCATACGCTCCGCGTCGACCTCGATGATCGAGCCCACACCGATGGTCACGGAGTCGGTGACGAGCACGGTGGTCGTCTCGTCGTCGAGGCCCGCGGTGATCGTGCCCGCGTCCTCCTGGTCGTCGGTGTAGCCGAGCCATCCGGTGACCAGAACGCCCTGCTGCAACGTCCCCGAGGAGAACGTGGCGGAGCTGTTGCGGTCGACCTCGATGCGATCGTAGGGCGGCCCGTCGCTGGGGTAGAGCAGGTACGAGGAGCTCGGGATCTCCACGCCGTCGACCGTGATGGTGTCGACGCTGATGAACTCGTTCTCGTCGAGCCACAGGCGGTAGGAGCGGGAGCGAGGGTTTGCCGGCCAATCGAAGGCCACCGTGGCGCGGCGAGGGATGAACTTCCGGCGCATCAGGCCCTCTATGGACCGCGTGGCACCTGCGATCGCCCGGTCGACAATCCGGTTGGTGCGTGCGGTTTCCTTGAAGTCGAGGTCGGCTTTCACCGCCTCGCGGGTGGTGTACCAACCCGTGGCGTCCATGGATTCCCTCGCCTCTGCCTTGCTTTTCTGGCCTAGGGCGTTGGTGCTGCCCAGGTGATGGGGTGTGTTCAGTTGTCAGGCAGGTCGGCCGACAGGCCCTTGCCAGTCGCCCATCGGGCAGTTGAGGAGGCCACGCGCCTCATCGAGCGGGCTGCCGCAGTTCGGGCACTCCAGCGGCTGCTCGGTCTCGGCGCGGTGCAACTCCTCGGCGTTCTGCCTGTAGATGCTGAGGAGTTGCTCCCACGACACCGGTCAGCCCTGCTTCTGGTCGTGCTCTTCGAGCCGGGCCACGATCTCCTCGTGTGAACCACCGGCATTGAGGCCGCGGCTCTTGGCCTGCTCGCGGACCTCGGCATAGGACAGGCCCTCGTACTTGCCCGGTTCCGGCGCCTCAACGCCCTCCTCGGCCACGAGTTCCTGCTCCCCATACCAAGCGACACCCTCGGGGTCGACGACGCAGGGATCGCCTTCTCCGGCGCTGAGAAGCCAGCCCTCTCGCTCGTAGAGCTTGACCAGGCGGGCGTCCTCGTCGGTGAACTCCGGCGTGCCCTGGCGGCTCTTGCGGTCCCAGTAGTCCTGCGGATCGAGTTCCATCAGGCAGCCACCAGCGTCGCGCCGTCGGTGAGCGGCACCCACGTGCAGTACGCGGTCACCGCGCCGTCGATGGTGCCGGAGCCGGTCTGAACCAGACCCACGACGCCCGTGGTGACGACGGCGTTGAGGTCGATTCGACCGCGTGAGGTAGTCCTCCCACTCCTTCGGCGTGGTGGGGGTCGCCAGTACAGCGGTCATGCCAGGGCCTCCTTGAGCTCTGCCGCGAACCCCTTGACGCCTTCGGTCTCGGGAGCGTGATTCGTTGCCGCCACGAGAGATGTGGCAGCGGGTGGGGTGAGTGCGTCGAAGATGGACAGGTCGAGCGCGTTGTCCGACTTGCCAGCGGAGGCGACCTCGTCGACCAGACCGGCCGCCAGCGCTTCCTTGGCGTTGAACCAGGTCTCGGCGCGCATCTTGGTGCGCCAGGAGGTCGCGGTTCCGCCGGCCTTCGCCGCGTACATCTCGGCGATCGTGTCGCTGAGCAGGTCCAGGACGTCGGCGGCGTCGCGCATGTCCTGGGCGTTGCCCACGCACAGGGCGCTGCCCTCGTGGATCATCATCGTGGCGTTGGCCTCGATGACCACGTGGTCGCCTGCCATCGCGATGAACGAGGCGGCCGACGAGGCGTTGCCGTCGATCCGGATGGTGACGTTGCCCTTGTGGTTGCGCAGCAGGTTGTGGATCGCCGCGCCCTCGAAGATGTCGCCACCGGGGCTGTTGATGTGCACGGTGACGTCGCCGAGGCCGTTGAGCGCGTTGGCCACGTCCTTGGCGATCACACCGTCCCAACCGCCGATGCGGTCGTAGAGGTAGATGGCGGTCGCGCCGTCCTCGTTGCTGGGCTTGAGCTCGCGCTTCTGTGTGGGTGCGCCCGCCAGGTTCTCCACCCTGGTGCGGATCGACCCGAGAAGCTGCTCCACGCGCTGCTTGTTCACGCCAGGGCTCCCTTCAGCTCGGCCCCGAAGTTGTTGTCCTGCTGTGGTGGCGTCGCCGTCCTCATGGGAGGGAGACCGGCCTGGATCGCGGCGTCATCCGGGTGCACGCCCGCGTCGATCAACGTCTTGTAGACCTCGGCTGCGGCCTTCTTGTCGTCGCGATCCGCCTCGCGGTCGGCGGGGACCGGGCTGGTGTAGACGAGCGACAACTTGCCCAGGCCGAGGTCCGGGAACTGCGGCAGGTACTGGTTGTTCAGCAGGCCCTTCCACCGGTCCAGGCGGGTGACGGTGATGGCCTCGGCGTACCAAGCCTTCGCGGCGTCGGCGGTCGCGCGGTTGACGTCGTCCACGTCGCCGACGCTGAACTTGGGCATGCCGAACGCTTCACGGATGGTCGCCTTGTCCAGCTGCGCGAGCTCGGTGAACTGCATGTCGCGCTGGGAGATCTTGAGGTCGATCCACTCCATCTCCCCCTCGATCATGCCGACACGACCGGCGTTGGAGACGCCCTGATGGGTCTCGTTCCAGCGCTCGCGCCACTTCTCCCACTCGCGCGGCTGCATGCGCTTGTTGACCTTCACGAGGCCAGCGGGACGCGCGTTGTTGCGGAAGAAGCTGTTGTTCCACTCGGCGCTGTACTTGACGCTGTCGAGCGTGTGCATGATCGATTGGACTGCGCCCATGCCTCGGTAGGGATCCGTTGGGTTGGGCATGCGCATGAACAGCACGTCCTTGCGGTCCAGCGGAACCTGCTCGCCGCTGGGTCCGGTGTAGACGTAGCCCAGCAGGAAGCGGTTCGGGCTGGTCACCGGCTCCATGCGGTCGGGACGCACAGGCCACAGCTCGCAGGGCACGTTGAGCGCACCGATGCGGCTGATGACCATCCAGCCCTCACCGGTGAGCTCGACGTGCTGCCCCACCGACTCGAACAAGTTGACGCGGTCGAAGAAGTCGTTCGGCTTGTTCAGCGTGATCAGGGCCGGGTGCTTAGTGACGAGCTCGACGCCTGGCTCACCGCACAGGGAGCACGTCACCGAGGCACGAGGACGCTCGCGGTGCATGTGCCACTCCACCGAGGCGGAGGTTGTGGTGATCCGGTTGACGATCGAGAACAGCGTGCCGTTCTGACCCATCGCGTTCAGCTGCTTGAGCGCGGAGTTGCGGCCCAGGCCCCAGTTCCACGTGCGGCTCTCGCCCTTGCCGACGTACGGCGTGGGCACGAGGTTCGTCAGCATCGTCAGGGGGTTCTGCATCAGCTGCGCCCCCTCGTGCCGAGGTCGACGAGCAGCAGCGAGATGCCCACCGCGGCGAGGCCGGCGACTGTGTGCAGGGTCCACGCGGCAGCGCTGAGGAAGCCGAGGCCTGAGGTCACCAGAACGCCGCTGCGCCACTTGCGGATGAGAAAGCGCACTCGGAGTCCGATCACCTTGATGCGGCGCTTCATGCGCGACTCAGCGGCCATCACACCCACCCCAGGAAGTTGAGGTCGGCCGAGCCGAGGTCCTTGTGGGCGACCATGTAGCGCATGCAGTCGCAGCCGTGGTCCTGCTCCTTGAGAGGACGATCCTTCTTGCCGGGGCCGTCCTTCGGGTCCCAGCGGTAGCCAGGGATCTCCTCGACGGTGCACGTGGGCTGCTTCGCGGCGGCGAGGCTCCTGTCGAGCTCCACGAGGGAGTCGCGCATGAAGAAGATCCGCGCCTTGCCGTCGAGCTGGCGCTTCATGCGCGCCTGGACGCGCTCGATGCCCTCCAGCACGGCCTTGTCGGCGGCGGTGGTGCTGATGCCGAGGTACTTCTCCAGCGTCGCGCGGCCCTCGGCGTCGTGGTCGGTGATGACCTCGTAGGGCTCGGGCTCGGTCCAGTCGCGGTAGCCCCTGTCGATGTCCTCCAGCGGGCCGAGCTCGTGGCGGTCCAGGAGTTCGTCGCGGACGGTCGGCTTGGTGACCGCGCGCAAGATGTCCTTGGCGTGGTCCTCGACCAGGCGCTCGGTCATGTAGAGCTCGCGGTACAGGTACAACCTGCCGTCGGGATCCTCCGCCCAGAACTGGGCGACGAACGCGTTCCGGAAGCCGAAGTCGACGATCCAGTACCGGGGCCAGTCCTCGGGGATCTCGAAGCGGTCGATCAGGTGGTGCGACTCGTCCCAGCCGTCGTAGATGACGCCCTCGGCAGCCACCCAGAGGCCCTTGCGCAGGCGCAGGTACCGCACGCCAGTCAGCGAGTCGAGCTTCGACATGTAGTCGATGCCGTCGGCCGTCATCGTGCCATCGGCGTGGAAGAACCGCGGATTGTCCTCGTGCACCGAGATGAGCAGCTTGATCACGCCTTCGTTGGCGCGCTGCTTGAGGAAGTGCTTGGGGTGCGAGGGGTTGCAGTCGGCGATGATCTGCTTGTAGGGCATGACCTTGCCGCGCATGCGGGTGACCAGCGACTGCCAGTCGTCCTCGGTGAGCTCGGTCGACTCCTGGACGTAGGCCAAGTCGCGCTGGGTCGACATGATCTTGATGGGGTCGTCGAGACCGCCCAGCGTGATCGTGGAGCCGTTCTCGTACTGGTACTGCGCGGGCTTGCGCTGCGAGCCACCGAAGAACTTCAGGACCCCGGTCTCCAGCTCGGCCTTGGTGAGGTCTTCCCACTCCTCGGTGAACGAGGAGGCCAAGGAGCGTGCGGTCTTGCGCACGGCCAGGCCGCTCATGCCGGGGTACTTCATCGCGGCCGTGTGCAGCTTGATCATGCAGCTGCGGCTCTTGCCCGTACCGGCCGGGCCGGAGAGCAGGACCTCGGGGTCACGGGTGCACATGAGCTCACGGGCCGCGCCTCGCAGCTCGTGCTCGACCTTCACGATCGCGGGGGCCGTCACCGCTTGCGCGCCTTGCGACGATCAGCCCGGTTCGGCACGGGCACCACGACGTCAGGGCGCAGGTGCGCCGGACGCGAGAAGCTCTCCAGCAGGCCTGGGGAGGCTGACACATGGTCAGGGGCGTAGGCGCCAAGCCGCACTCGGATCGGGATCATCAGACGTCCTCCGCCCCGGCGAACCGGTACTCGAAGGTCACGCCACCGCTGATCTCCTGCTTCACGGGGGCGTCGAGGCCTAGGAGCTTCGACCAGCGGTCCTCGACCTTGATGAGCTTGTCGAGAGCGGTCAGCACGGGAGCGACGTCCACGAGGGGTGCGCCCTCGTTCTCGTCGATGACGGCGACGGGGTTGTCCTCGGCGTCGTAGTCGATGCAGGGCTTGCCCTGGCGGACGACCTTGCCGCCGGACACGAGCAGGTGCTGGGCGTCGGCGATCCTGCGCAGGTCCTCGCGGATCTGCTCCAGGCGCTCCAGGGCGTCCAGGCGGTACTCGGCGGTGGACTGCTCGGCGTGCTCCGCGAGCTCGGCGAGGTGCTCCTGCTTGATCTGGTGCACGCGCTGACGGCTGATGCCGAACCTGCGACCGACCTCAGCACCTGAGTAGCCACGGCGCAACAGGTCGAGGACCTGAGCTTTGCGCTCGGCCCCGTCGATCTGCTGCGCGGCGTTCATCAACTCAGGCCACCAGTTCCTTCCAGGTGACCATGGCGGTGGAGCAGAGGGATTTGGCCAGCACGAAGGCGGCCTCCCAGATCAGGCGACCGTCAGCGAGCCGGACCGCACGGAGGTCGGCGACGTCGCAGGGAACTTCCAGCGCGAGGTCGTCCTTGATCACCGTGACGAGGCACTCGCCACCACGCGTGCGCCGCCCGAGGGCCAGGACGTGCTCTTCGTTCCACGCGCCTCGGACACAACAGGCAAAGCCCATGGCACCCAGGAAGCTGGCGCCGTCGAAGTAGTCCCCCAGGCTGTGGACGAGCTGGGGCGTCTCGAACGCGTACTCGGTCACGTCACCGGCGAGGTCCACACCGTCGACGAGGATCCGCAGACCGGAGACAGGCGTGTCCATCGTCAAGGGCTCCTTGAGTCAAGGCAGGAGAAGTGGCTTCAGCCGAGGTGAAAGGCGCGATCGCGCGGGGGATCTTGCACCATGTTAGGCACGTTCTACACGCGTTGAAAATAACGAACTCGCATCGGATCTTGAGCTACTTCCCTTGTGTAGCAAGGAAAATTGCTACAGGACGTCCTGATCGGACGGTGATTCCACACAGCCGACCGTTTGAAGTGATGTCACACGGATGCGTCGACCGACGATGCACTAACGAACCCGCACCGGAGGGAGGGCACACGCGTGCCGTTCGACCCAGCAACGATCATCACGTCCGCCGTTGCAGGCGGCATCTCAGGGATCGTGTTCGCCAGTTTGAAAACGGGCCAGGAGGAGAAGGCCAAGCGGCGGGCAGCGGCCAAGGACCAGGTGCATGACGCGGTGAGCGACGTGCTGCTGGGGGTCATCGCCTACCAGGCTGGCTTCATGGAGAAAGAGACCTGGGAGAAAGGGGGCTGGACACCTGGCTACGAGTGGGCCTTCAGCGTTGCCTTGGCCGCACGACGACTCGGTCCGATCCGTCAACGTCTAGTGAAGCGTCGCGTTCGAATCCTTTTGGGCAGGTTCAGCTGCGATATCGCGTACGCCCGACCCTCCACTACGGGCGACAAACACACCAGGGCAGACGCCGCCGCCGTAATCCGTGCAGCCCAACCTGACAAGTACTCACCGAGCGACCTGCGCGGGCTCCTAACCCGTGCTGTCCGGGCGGATCGCAACTCCGAGGCGATCCGGGACGTGCGACGCCACCTCACGCGTCTCGCGAAGTCGTGGTGATCTTCCCGAACCACTTCATGCCCTCGGACAGACCTCGCCTCAGTCTCCGCACCTACTGCCCGGCGGACCTACCCCGAAACGCCCACCCCTCCAGACACAATGGGCTTCCCGCACCGGAGGGAAGGAGCGCGTTCGTGCCGTTCGAGCCCAACACGATCATCGCGTCGGCCGCAGCAGGTGGCCTCGCAGGCTTGATCCTCGCGTCATGGCGAGTCGACCGCGAGGAGCGGGCCAAGCGCCGGGTGCTCGCGCAGGACCGCGTCGAGGAGGCCGCTGGCGAGTTGCTGGCCCAAGCGGTGGCGTATCAGGCCCAGCTGGTTCCAGGCCGGTCGGACGCGTCGCAATGGATGAGCGACTACATCTGGGCCTCGAAGGTTCTGGTGGCATCGCGTGGCCTCGGACGAGTCCGCCGGTGGCTGCTCGACCGTCGCCTCAAGGAGTTGGTCGGTCCGGTCGCCTTCAACATCGCCGTTGCCAAGCCCGCCAGCGAGAAGGGGGAGGACATCATGGGCACCGCGATCATCGGCATGATCCACGCTCACCGCGACGAGAAGTACGCCGATGGGATTCCCAAAGGCTTCCTCGAAATCGCCCTGCGTCAGCCGCCGGACTCCAAGGAGGTCCGCAAGGCGATCAGGCTGTTGCGCCGGGTCTCACGGACCACCCTGCTCTGGTTCTAACCCTTCCCGAACCGCTTCGCGTTGCCAGGTGACTTCGCTGACGGCAGGACGATCGACCACCCGGTGATCAGCTGGCCTGGGATCGGCACGCACCGGTCCTCGTCGTCGAACACGAAGAGCTCGACGACCCGCCGGACTTCATCCGCGACCTCGGCGAGGATCGCGCGCACATCGGCGCCGGGCTCGACGACGAAGGTCCGCCCGTGGCAGACCTTCTGCCGGTGCCCCGCAAAGTACCTCGCCTTCACCAGCCACTTGCCACGCCGGGCCTCGGCATCGCTGTGCGGCCCTGGGTAGGTCGCGCCTTCCGGAACCACCGCGAAGGGGTGCTGCACGTGCATGAGCCCTCCAGAAAACCTACGACCTTGCGCCGTTACCGTGAAAGGAAAGTGCGCTCCAGGAGCCTTCTCGGGACGGTCAGACGGCAGGCTGGGCGAACTCGACCGCGGGCACAGGCCGGCGGTTGGTGGCCAAGCGGCGGAAGGTGACCCAGTCCCCTCGTTGGGCGGCCAGGCTCTGCTGGTGGAAGCGGACGCGGGAGACCGCGCAGGCCTCGTTGTAGCAAGCCAGGCATCGGCGCCGTGCGATGTCCTGAGGGCCGATCACATGCCGTCCGCTCTGGCAGGTGCCACCGAGCTCCAAGCGGCCCGTGTGGACGAACTGGGGCTTGCGGCGGCGGCTGTGATCGATCACGCGGCGCCGGGTGTTCTCGGCGGACGTCACCACACTCAGGTGCTCGACGTTGCGGCACACCCGGACACGGCACGCGTGATCGAGCTCGAAGCTCGTGGGCACCGGGCCGTTGGTCACTCGCCAGGCGGCGAGGTGCACGAGACGGGTTCCTTCGACGGGACGGGAAAGCTGGCCGTAGCCGGGACCATTGAGGCCGCCGAGGAAGACGTGGCACGGGGTCGTGAAGCCGGACCTGGTGTCGATGCGGAAATCGGTGAGCGTGTTGCGGGACAACGAGACCACCTCCTGCCCCTTCCGTGGGGCTGGAGGTGGTCCGACAGGCGGTCGTGCAGTTTAAGTTGCACAACGAGATGACCAAGCGATAGGCAGATGCACCCCCACCAACGAAGGGATACAACGCCTTGCCGTTCGAGCCGATCACGATCCTGACCTCCGCCATCGTCGGAGGTGCCGCAGGCGTACTTATGTCATCCTGGAAAGTTCATACAGAGGAAAGCGCGAAGAGACGCGTTGCAGCTCGTCAGACCATTCGAAAGGAAGCAACAAGACTTTCCGTTTATCTAGCAGCAGGCAGGGAGGAGGCAATATTGCCCGATGATTTTGACCCAACAAGCAAGCAGGGGTCTATCGATTGGACGGCAACAATCCTAGAAGCGGCCTACGATCTTGCCTATATACGTCGTCGCTTGGTCCTAAGACGACTCAGGCGGATCGTAGGTCACGAGACCATCTTGCGAGCAGACGCCCAAGTCTTAGTGAGCGACGCAGCCGTTCTTCCGGGCGTTCAGAGAGTAACCCTTCCCATGGTCATCCTGGAGTCCCTTTTTCCCGCCCGCAAGCGGATTGGGGTAATACATAGAGATCACAACGTAGACGTCCCAGGAGGCATACTCAAAGTGGCGATCGACACCTCAGTCCACGGCGAAGGAATATATGTGTTTGATGAGCTCAGCCGACTTCGAAATTTCCATTAATCCCGAAGGCGCAGATCCTTTTTATGACTCCACGTCATCGACCTGCTGAACCGCCTGTCATCCGCGCCCAAGACACGACAGAGCTCAACAACAGCCGCCACCCACGCGACCTGCTCGGCGTTGTCCAGGTCGTCCCACGTCGGCATCGGCGCGTTCGCCTCGTTCTGGACCTCGACAGTCCTGGCGTACATGCCGAACGCGCGCCGGGCCTGCTCCAGGTAGAGCTGGTGCAATTCAGCACTCACGCCGACCTCCTCAAGTGAATGCCGAGCGCCTTTGAGCCGATGAAGGAAAGCCCCGACAGCAGGGCAGTCCCGGCGAACGTGACGATGACCTTGGTGTTGTGCGGGTGCGTCACGGACTCGTTGTCGAGCACCGACTGCAACGCCTTCGCCACGCGGTTCTCGTCTCCGCCGACGTGGAGCAAGAAGGCGCTGATGAACCGGCGCAGCTCGCCGGAGTACTGCCAGTCCATCGTCAGCCCTCGCTCGGCCAGGGCCTCCTCATAGGCCTTGAACAACCGGGCCGGGTCGTACGGCGTGCCGACAAGTTCCTGAGCCTTGTGCGGCTCGACAAGATACGGCGCGAACTCGTACTTGACGCCCTCGTAGGACTGAAGGTTCTCCGGGGCGGCTGGCTGCTTCTTCTTGCGCCCACCACGGCGGCGAGGTGCCTTGGCCAGAGCCTCGCGAGCCCGCTGGACCATGTCGACACCCTCGGAGCGCTTGGGCAACGGGTTCGCGGCCTCGTACTCAGCGTCGAACTTCCTCTGCTGCTCCAGGAACTCCTGATGCTTCCTCTGCGCCTCGGTGGGCTGCTTGTGGCGAGCTGCGACCTGCCGCTCGACCTCCTCCGGGGTGAGGATCGGGACTGGACGGCGCTCGATCGGCCGACCGGGCTCGTAGCGCGCGTCGGCCACGGGGCCGAGGGCGTCGAGGGCGGCTTGAAGAGTGTCGTCCGAGGTCGCGGTGATGGCTGAGCGGTCTGAGGCCTTCTGAGGCGTCTCGGTGGCGAAGATCTTGTCCAGGGTCGCGTTGAGTTCCTCTGCGGTCTCGACCACGAAGGAGGCGTCTGGTTGCTTGTCCAGGGACGTCGTGAAGTTCCTGATCAGCTCGGGCTCCTCTTCGGTGTGATCGGCCACGGGTTCCTGGGCGTCCTGCTTCTCCTCAGCCGGGACCTCGCTGGTCCCCCGCGACCGCGAAGCGGGCGCAAGAGGGTCGGTGACGGGCTGGTCGACAGGGGCAGGTTCAAGGGCTGGTCCGGTGGAATCCGACGGGGTACGTACCCCCTCATTTTCCCGGTACGTACCCCGTGGGATTTCCGGTACGTACCGCTCGGATTCCCGGTACGCGTCGCCGAGCTGCCTCTGCTTGGCACGCGCACGAGTCCTCTTGGCCTTCTCTGCGTTGGCCTTCAGCTCGGCGGCACGGTTGGCGCCCATGACCTGACGAAGGTTACTGAGGTCCGCGTCGAGCTGAAGCTCGTACCAGTCGGTGCCGTACTTGGACTTCGTCGGCAGGAGCTTCCAGAAGCCGAGCTTGATGCCACGCTCCAGCGCGCTGGCGATGGACTTCCGGTCGAGTCCGGTCACCTCACGGATCTCGTTCAGGCTCGGGTACGCGCGCTTGCCGGTGGCTCCGTCGGCGCGACGAGCAAGCGCGAAGGCGACCTGGCGGATGGCGCGGTCGACCTGCTTGTCGTTCTTCCCGATGTAGGTCCAGGGCAGCTCAGCCACCCAGTTGATGGTGGCGAACGCCGACGCTCCGGCACCTTCCGCAGCGTTGTCTTCCTGGTATTCTTCGCTCTGCATGTCGTTCCTTTTCGCTGAAGGAAATCGAGGCTCACGGGTGTCCGCCCGTCACCTCTTCTGAGCAGTCCGTCCCGCACGGACAGGACTGCTCGAAACGTCACGGCCCCGAGCTCACAACTCGGGGCCGCCGTTCGTTCAGGGTCAGCTCGACAGGATGCGGAGCAAGCGACAGCCCGCGACGACCATCGCGACCACGGAGAGGCCAGCCAGAAGCGACTGGCAGAAGACGGCAACGGCGACGGCCGCGCAAAGGCCGGCAAACCGGTACCCGCGGATGTCCTGGCGGGTCATCGGGAATCGCCTCGGCGTTCGAGCGTCTGCCGCTCGACGGCCGCACGGTTGACTTCGAGGGCTCGCACCAGGTCTCCCTCGATCACGATCGCCCGAGGAACGGTCGGAGGCAGAGGTTCGCGAACCACGGTGAAGGTGCGGACGCGGGGTTCCGGGGAGCGAACAGGCTCACGTACGACCTTGAAAGCCTGAACGCGATGTTCTGGTTCTGCCACAGGCGGCTCGGCCTCTTTCGCCAGGTACTCGCCGACCTCGTTGAGATCCAACGCCTCTGGTGAGTCGATCAGGCCGAAGACTCGTACGTTGGTCCGGATGTCGAGGAGCATGTACCCGCCGAAGCCGATGGCCTCGGGATTGCGGCGACGCGACTTCACCAGGCGTAGACCCGTACGCGTGGCCACACGACGCAGACGGTTCTCGTCGGTCCTGGTGCTCATGACTGCACCGCTTCCCGGCGCTGACGGCGCACCTGAGCGGACTTCAGAGCCGCACGGAGCAGATGTGCCTTGCGGAGCTCCACAGCGCGCTGGTGGCGAACCTCGGGAGGAAGAACACCCTCGGGGTCGACCTCGCGCTCCAGCTTGGCGAGGAAGCCCTTGCGGGCCGGTGCGGTCTCAGCCTCGCGATCGGTGACCTTCGCCCAGCGAGTGGTGACGGCGGCTCGTGCTTGCAGCGACTTCTCGGAGGAGGTGGCGGCCATCAGGGACCTTCGCCTTCATGCCTGGCTCCTCCGGTGCGGTGCGTTCGATGTGGACATGAACAGGACAGCAGGCATCAGCGTTGTACGCAAACAGCCGTAGCTAGATTCCTTGCCACACAACAGCTTCTTTGAGACGAAGACCACTCGTTCGGCGCAGTAAGCCAGCCTGAGACGAGGTGCTGTGCCTTGTTCAGACGCGGTTACCGCGAGCGAGTCGACGAGTGGCATGGGCCGCGCGCTGCTGTGCCGTGCTGCGGCCGTAAACCTCCAACATCGTGTCGGAAGTCCAGCCAGCCAGGCGCTTGAGGTCGCGCTCCTGACCACCAGAGATCAGAAAATCATGGGCGAAAGTGTGGCGGAACTTGTGCGGGTTGATGTGGTCCAGGCCCGCCTGCTTGGCCATGACGCCCAAGCGGTCACGCACGCCATCGACGGACCAGGCGCCCCGCTGCGACAAGAACAGGGCCTTCGTCGTGCGGGCGTGCTTGGACTTGCCGCGCTCGCGGATGTAGCGCTCGATGGCCCGCATCGTCTTGGCGGACGGATAGATCAGGCGGGTCTTGCCGCCCTTGCCGGTCACCTGGATGACCTCGGCGTCGAGGTCGACATGGTCGAGCTGGATCCCGCACAGCTCAGCCACGCGCAGGCCACAGTCGAAGAAGAGCCGGACCATCGCCTCGTCACGACGTGACCTGAAGTCCTTGGCCTTGCACAGCTTCAGCAGGGCGGCGAGGTCATCGTCCTCCAGGACAGGCACGGGCTTCTCGGGAACCTCCGGCTCCTCCATGCCCGCCATGACGTTCTTGTCGCGGATCTCCTCCACGACCAGCCACCGCGAGAACCTGCGCAGCCCACGGAAGCGGACGGCGACCGTGCCGGGGGACTTCGTGTCCTTGAGCTCGCTGAGCCACTCACGCACGGCGAGGCGGGTGAACTCGTCGAGCTCCGGCTCTCGCCCTTCTCGCACAAGCCATTCCGAGAAGAAGCGGATGCTCTGCCCGTAGAGAACCCTTGTGCGCTCTGCTTTTCCGTCCGCTCTCAGCGCTCTGTCGAAGGAGGCTGCGAGTCGATCAAGCCGCTCTGACAT